GCGCGCTGCTTACGCACGAGCTCCGCCTCCGCTGAGTCGAGGCCGCCCATTTCCTCCTCACGGAGGGCCGTCTCGTTGATGGCCTCGAGCTCCGCGCGGTCGAGGATGGCCGCGCGCTCTTCGGCGGTCAGATCGCCCGTCTTGACGGTCTCGCCGCGTGCCGCTTTGGCCGCGAACGCCTCGCGCTCGGCTGCCTCTGCCAATGCTGCACGCTCGCCCGCTGCGGCGCTCTTGCCAAGCGCGCGACCTACACGGGTGCCGAGGTAGCCGCCGGCCGCCGCGCCGGGGACGCCGAACATAGCGCCACCAAGGCCAGCGCCAGCGAGACCGAGCGCGGTTCCTGCGCCGGCTGCTTCCGCTGCCTTCACTGCGGCTTGCCCAAGGCCCTCGAAAAGCGCACCGCCCGCGCCGCCGATGAGTGCGCCACCTAGGATGCGCTCGGCCACGAGCTCACCGCTAATGTCGCGGTCAAGCACCAGGTCTTTCGCAAGTTGGCCGGTGCCGAGGGCTGCGCCTTCCGCCACGCCGCGAGCTGCTGCGCCCGCGATGCCGCGCTTGATGCCCTCTTGAGCCACGCGCGCTTCCGCAAGCGCCGCCGCACGGCCACCAAGGCCCATAATCGCACGCGGGGCGGTCGTCGCGAGACGGGCCGCACGGGCCGCGCCCACGGCTTCGCCAACGCCCGGCACGAGCGCCGCGCCACCGAAGCCGATGGCCAGCCCTGCGAGAGCTGCCGCGGGCTGTTGCTCCTCGCGGATGCGCATTCGCTCGATGGCCTCTTGCTCGCCTTGCTCGCCACCCTTGAGACGCCCATAGGCGCGCTCAAGCGCCTGGCCGATGGGGAGCGCCGTCCCGCCCTCGATAAGGCTCTCGGCGAACTGCACGCCCGCGCCCGTGATGCCGCCTTGCTCCTCGCGCAGCGCCTCGACGCGTGCGGCCTCGGTCGCCTGCTCGGGCGTGAGCACCTGCGCGCCAGGGATGAGCTCCTGGAACTTCGCGACGCGCTCTTGCGGGCCGGTGAAAAGCTCTCCTTGCGGAGTGCGGATCGTTACGTCGGCCATTAGCGCGCCCCGCGACGGAGGCCCGCGGCCGTTGCCGCGGATTGCGCCTGGCCGAAGTTGACCACGGACGCAAGGGCCGGGTTGCTTTGCGCGATGACCTGGAAGGCCTGCGGGTCTGCGGCTGCGAAGCTGCGGGCCTTCGCGGCATACTTGCCGTAAAAGTCGCCAACGGCGCTCTGGAGCTCGTCGAGCGTGCCAGATCCGTTGATGCGCTTGAGCGCCCCTTCGCGATCGCTGTCGGTGACAACGCCGCCCGATGCCTTGGCAACGGATTCGACCTGCTCCACGATTTTGCGGCGGATCTCGCGCGCATCGGAGCTAATCGCCATCGGGTTCGTGCGCCCAAAGGCAAACCCGGCCACGTTGGCGCTCGGGTTGCGGGTGCCCGTCGTCGGGTCCACACCCACGCTCTGCATAAGCTCGGCCATACTTTGCGGGCCCGTAATCAGGTTCTTTTCGTCCAGCGTCTTCACGAGCGCCGTCGTGCGGCCGATGAGCTTCTCCTGCTGCTCAGGGCTGCCCGCGCCGCGCACAAGGTTCCCCGTCGTCGGGTCGATCGTAAGGTTCCCTTGCTTAATGCTTTCCAGAATCGCGGCCTTGCGAATGTCGCGCTCTTCCTTCCCTGCCGCTGCCTTGGCCGCAAAAGCCGCTTGCGCGCGCTGCTGACGCTCCACGGCCGGGATAAGCTGCGCCTTCGTTTGCGTCTCGCGGATGCCGGCTTGGAGCTGGTCCATTTCCGCTGCTGCACGGGCGCGGAGGTCCGCGACCACCTTGGCTTGCTGCGGTGCGAGCTCGCGGCCCTTGGCGCGGGCTTCTACGTCAGCCGCGAGGGCGGTGAACGTCTGCGCGCGCGCCAGGTTGCGGGCCTTTGTCGCGTCGCCGAGCAAATCCTCATTTTTCTGGAGGATGCGCCCGAGCTCCGAAACTTTGCCCTTGGCCTTGTCGAGCTCCGTGCGTTGCGCGTCGAGCTCCCGGTTAATGCGGTCGTTGACGATCTGCATCGCGTAATTGGGGCCGCCCGTGAGCGAAGCGCCAAAGCTGCCGAGGGCCACCGCGAGACCGGCGAAAATTCTCCCGGCTGCTCCGCCGTATGCCTTGTCCACGTCGATCTTGGTCTCGTCGAGCGCCGTTTGCGCGGACTCGAGCTTCTTCGCGGCGTCTTCCGCTGCGACTCGGCGCGTCTGGCGCTCAATAGCCAAGTCTTCTTCGGCCACTCGCGCGGCCTCGGCCTGCTGGCCGGCGAGCGCCTCGCGCTCGCGCGCCACCGCCTGCTCAGCCTCTTGCGCCTTCGCTAGGTTCGCCTCTGCTGCCGTGGTCGCCTCGGTGAGTCGTCCCGCACGCTCCTCGAGTGCCTTGCGCTCGCCCGTAAGCGCGCCCATCTGGATGCCGCCCACCTCGGAGACCTGGCCAAGGCCCGCGGCCGCTTGCTTCGCCCCGCGAAGGTCGACGCCCATGAACGAGTCAGGAACGCCCGCTCCCGCGCCCTGCGCGCCTCGTGGCGGGGCTGCGGCGGCCGGGGCTGCCATCGGTGCGCCTTGCGCCACCGGGGCCGCGCTAGGGCCCTCTGCGGGCAACGGCGGGGCATACTGCGCGCCCACGCCGCTAAAGCTCTGCGGGAGCTGCGAAAGCGGAAGCACGCCCACGCCCGTTGCCTGGGGCGCTGCTGCGGCCGGGGCCGCTGCCGGGCCGCTCGTGTCGATGCCCATCGTCGCCGCGCCCACGCGCTCGAGGAGACGTTGCGCCGCCGATGCGCCGCCGAACGTGAACCAATCGGCGCTATACGGAACGCGCGTGGGAGGAGGCGGAGCGGGAGCCGGTGCGGGCGTCGCGACGGGCGCGGAGCCGAGCACGGCCGTACTTGCCTGCGCACTGCCAGGCGTTGAGCCGAGCACGGCGGCCGGGACGGCGTACCCGCCGGGGATGTTGGGATCGAAGTCGAGCGGGCTCGGAATTGGGCTCATGAATCCGTTGGACATGCTGTTACCTCAACCCATACCGCCGCCGGCCGCACCGCCGAGCTTGCCGCCGATACCTGCACCGGCGGGGCCTCCCACCACAGCGCCGAGGATGGTCCCGGCCACCGTGCCGGCCGTCCCGAACTGCGCTTGACGCGATGCCGCGCTGCGCTCCTGGAGGCCACCGGCCGCGCGCTGCGCCGCAAGGAAGCGAGTTTGCATGTCGCGGAGGAGCTCTTGCTCCGTGAGGCGCATCTGCTCGGCCTCGCTCGCGAGACCTTGGCCAAGCGCGCCGAGGCCGCGGAGGTAGGCCGCTTGACGCGCCGCTGCCTCTTGCTCGAGCGCGCCGAACTGCGAGGCCGCTGCGGTGCCGATCTGGCCGCCGAGGATGGCTTGCGGGGATTGCATCGCCTGAGCTTGCGCGCGCTCGCGAGCCTGCTGCACGCCTTGGAGAGCTGCACCGCCTTCGAGCGTTGCTGCACGCTGCCCGAGGGCCGTCACCGCGGCCTCCTGCGGGGCGCGCGCTGCAAACATGCGTTCGATCTGCTGGCCGGGCATCGCGCGGAGCCTTGCGATCTGCTCCTCGTAGGCGCGGCGCTCCTCTTCCTGCGCTTGCTTGCTGGCCTGCACCTGCGCCATGAGCTCGGGCGGCACGTTGCCCGCGTAGAACTGCTCGGGCTGCGCGGCCGGTTGACCGAACGATACCGCACGCGGTTGCATCTGGAAAGGTTGCATCGCCATTTAGAACCCCATCACGCGCTTGAATTCGTCGTCGGCCTTCTTCTGCTGCTCTTTTTCGTATGCCGAATACGCATCGTATGCTGACGCGCCGAGGGTCGCGAGGCCCTGCGCCGTTGCGCCTTGCATCCGGCGAGCGCGCTCGGCCTCGGCTGCGGCGTACTGCTGCCGCATCTCGATTTCGGGCACCAGAAGCGCACGTTGCGCCCCGAGGGCTTGCGCCACGTCGCCGCGCTCAAGCGCGATGCGTGCGAGCTCCTGCTGGCGGAGCATCTCCGCAAGCTGCGCCTGCGCGAGCGCGTTGCGCTGCTCCTCCTGCGCCTGCACCTGGCGAGCTTCGACCATGCCCGCCTGCTGCGCCTGGCCGGCACCTAGAGCGGCGAGGCCGCTCGTTTGCGCACCGGCGATGCCTCCCTGGCTTCGAGCTGCGCCAAGGGTCGCTTGCGCGCCTTGGTAGGCTTGCTGGCGTGCGGCCTCGGTCGCGACGGTTGAGGGCTGCATTGCACCAAGGATGCGTTGACGCTGTTCGTCGTAGAGACGCGCTTCTTCGGCGCGTTGACGCTGCGCGAGCTGCTCGCGAAGCTGGCGCTGGTATTCGTCCTCGACGCGATTCGGGTCTCCGCCAATCTGGCCCACGCCGAGCACGTCTTGCCGCTGGATTTTCTCCGGGACGAAATACTTCTTCGCGCCGCCGGCGAGTGCGCCACCTAGGATCGTCTCAAAAATGTCGGGCATCGTCGTTACCTCTTGCGCGTGTCTGGAAGTCGCCGCATTCCGCCAAGCGGAAGCATCTCGAGGGCGAGGCCGACGAACTGGGGGCCCTTGCCAGTACTACCACCGGCGGGCGCGGCGTCGTACAATTCGATCTTGATGGCTTGCGTTTTTTGCGTGCCCACCTGGAGCCGCACTTGCTCCGGGTAGACCGTCGAGGACACCGGCGCGAGCTGCGCCGCGGTCCACGTGCCCGTGGCGCGCACGGTCGTCTCGTCGAAGTCGCAATAGACGTTCATCGTCAGGTTGTGCGCGTCGGCGACACGCCCGAGGATCTGCGCGTACCGGAAGCGGCTGTAATCCTGCGTGCCGGCGGGCTGAATCCATGCCGTGCGGAGCTGGAGAAAGTAATACACCGTCCCGTCGAGGTAGCTTTGCCCGTTGTCCTGCATGTAGCTCGAGGGCGTCACCACAAAGCACCGCAGGGCGTCCGAGAAGCACGCGCCGGCCCACGAGCCGGGAAAGCTGCTCGTTGACGGGTCGGTGATAAGGTCAAAGCTCCACTGGTCTACTTGGTAGTTATAGACGAGCGCGGCCGCGGTGAGGCTCAGCGGGTCTTGCATGTAGAAGCGCACTTCGCGCTCGGCCTCGATGTGTACCGCCGCTTGCACGACGTTGAACGCGCCCGAGCCGGTACCAAGCGTTACGTCCTGCACCTTGAGGCCGATCGGGTTGAGCCCAAGGCGCTCGTCGATGAGGTAGAAGCGCCCGTCCGATGCGAAGAAGATAAGGCCCGGCGGGATGCTCACCACGCTTACGGGCTGCGTGCAGCCGATGTAATCGTGAATGCTCTCGAGCTCCGCGAGCGCGTCACCCGCGCCGGTCGCGTCTCGGAACTGCCCGAAGCTCGCATAGACGCCGTTCGCGGAAAAGAGGATGAGCTTATCGTTGACGTTGCCCGCGGCCGTGCATCCGCTTTCGTGCTCCATGCGGATGACGTTGCCAACCGCGAAGTTGGCGGATTGGTACGCCGTGGGGCCGTTGGAGTAGTAGACGCTCTTCGGGTCGTCTGCGCCGCCGACGATAAGCCGATTCTTAAAGAGCGTCGCGAAGCGGCACGATGGCACGGGCACGAACGGAAGAACGCCGCCGGTCGTGTAGATCGTCGTCGAGTCAAGCGAGGGAAGGCCCGTCCCGCCGGCTTGCGGGTCGTTCACGACGAAGGTGGCGACCGAGCCTTGCGTGGGATTGGGACGCGTGAACCACGAACGGAGGATGGTCCCGTTTGTTTCGGTCACGTAGAACTCGATCGAAACGTCGTTGCGGTTCGTGTAGCTCGTCGGCGAGTAATAAATCGTCCACGTGCGGGCCGTGACGCCTCCAACGACCATGCGATAAGGATCGCTCGGGGTGCTGCGGTGAATGTTGCCCGCGGAGTCACGGTAGCTCGCCACGGCTTGGATGAGGTAATCTCCGGCCGCGAAGTCGTCCACGGCTCCCGCGTTGGTGGCGCTCACGAACCACACGTGCGGGCGGTCTGCGAGCGTGACCTCGCCTACGCGTTCGCCGTCGATCTGCTGGAGCACGCCGCCGGGGTAGACCGGGAGGCCGCCAAAGCTGCCAGGGCTCACGTCGCCCACGCTGCGCTCCGTTAGGCGCACGAGCGCCACACCGAAGCCCGCGGAGCCGTCGAGCGCCACGAGCTGCGGTACGTACCATTGACCGCTGATCTGAATCGGCGAGGGAGGCGGGGCCGGCACGAGGCGCGGCGCGATGGTCTGCACCGGGCCGGCCACGGTCGTCAACGTCGTTGCCGTGGGGCCCACGATGGCGAGCGTTCCGATGGTGCTCGAGTAGTTGGAGACGAAATCCGTCACCGGGTTGCCCGTGTCGCGCCCGTAGAACGTCTGCACGCTTGCGCCCACGGTCACGGGCATCCGCGTCAGGAGAACGTCCGTCGAAGGGATTTGCGTGGTCGCCTGCAAGTTGAACATGCGCGACGATGGCACCGCCGAGGAGAGGCGCACGAGCACGTCATCTGCCGTCGCGCGGCTTTCGCCGATGCCCACGCGCACGAGCTGGTGCGTCCATACGATGCCGGGCGCGGAGTACTCGAGTTGCTCGAGGATGCCCACTACGCGGGCCTCCGTCGCGTCGGTTGCCTTGTACTGCTGCACCGTCACGCGGCCAGGGGCCACGCGTGCCGCGGCGTTCGTACGCGTGATGGGGAAGATCGAAAACGCGTTGACCGTGATTGCGGCCATGTCGAGCACGATGAGAACGGCGTTCGTGTTCGCGGCTGTGTAGTAGTCCGGCGAAGCCGCGGGATGGTACTCGCCCGCGCAAATGGCCACGCGGCTGTTGATGTTACATGCGCTCAGTACGTGAGCGTCCACCGTGCCCGCGGGCTTGAAGTCGTTGTTTCCCACCGAGGTGATGGCCACCGCCGACACGTCGAAGAGCTCCGCACGGTAAGCCGAGGCGCTTGCCGAGTAGCTCACGAAGAAGAGCCGTTGCCCGCGCTTGATTACGTCAAACGGGCAAAGCGGGCGGTACTTCTGTTCTGGGAGGCCCTGGAACGCGGTCACGTCGACCCACGAAATCGTGGTTTGGCGCACCGTTGGCGCGGGAGCCGTAACGAACGTCAGGCCCGACGCGCTGAACGTGTAAAGGAAGAATTCACACGTCCCGAGGCCCGGTGCGCTGTTGTGGGCCACCGACACCACGAGAGCCTGCGGCGTGTCGAACGCGAGGAGCTTGACGTACACACGCGCCGAGGTCCAAATCAGCGTCTTTTCTGAAATGACGGCGCGGGTCGTGCGGTCGTACTGCGTCAGCGTCAGGGCGGCCGCGGAGGTCGCGCTGGTGGGCTCATTGAGCTTCGCCACGAAAATGAACTCGCCCGAGGTTGCGTAGTCCACGGTCTCGGCGATGTTGCCCGCGTTGCCGTCGAGCACGATCGTATCGGCAACCACGTCGGCCACCGGGCCCGTCGTAACCCAGTCCGCGGCGCTACCGGGCGCGTAGCTACGGGCCACACGACGGCACTCGTTGCCGATGCGCTGGTCAACGAAATTGCGCGTCCAGTTGTCCGCGGCGTTGTCGGTCGCGAGCTCCACGGTAGCGGTCTGCTTGCCTTGCGAGAGCGCCGCTACGGGTTGCTGCGCCGTGCTGGCAATCGGCGGCGTCAGTGCCGTGTATCCGGTGCGCTTGCGCACGCTGCCCACGCGCTCAAGGCGGCCGTTGACGAGGGCGGAGAGCTGCGACGGCGGGACGCGCCACGCGTCCATGCTTTGGTCGATGCCGCCGCCGAAGTCGGCCCGCACAATGACGCCCGCGCCGGGCTTCGCTTCGTTAGCCATGGCTCACCATACCCAAATTTTGAGGCTGCACGCGGCCTGAATGTCGAACTGTACGCTGCGCTCGTCCTCGCTGCGCGTGCGGGCGATGCGGTGGATGCGATGGTTTCCCGAGGTCTGGCAGTCGACCACCACGAAGCCCTCGACGGGCCGCCCGAGCGTGTGCGGGATCGTGTACGTACCCGCCGCGCCGAACGTGATGAGCTCGTTTCGTCCGCCGCTCCCATCGGGCACGGTCAAAAATTCGCCGTTGCCGAATGGCACTTGCTGGAGCGCCTCGACGGCTTTGATCACTTCGTTCGTGCGCGTGAAGCCCATTTGGCTTTGGCGCTGCGCGTCCGTCGTGGCGGCCTCCTCGGTCCGCAGCACGCGCGTCGGCACGGTGCGAAGGCGCGTGGTCGTCAGGCCGATGAGCTCGGGGCGTCCAGATAGTGGCTTGGCCACGGCTCAGGGCCTCGGGAGGAAGCGCGAAGGGTCCGTGTCGTAACGGAGCGTCCCGTACACGTCGGTGACGCGCTCCGTGTTCTGCGTCGCGCGGAAGGGCGCAAGGCGGTCAATGCGTTGACCGAGCGCCGTCACGAAGGAAAGCGCAAAGCTCGGGTCAAGCTGCTCCTTCTGCTGCACGTAGGCCACCGCTCGCCAAATGGCGTACTCCTCCCAGCCATCCACGCCGTCGAAGGAGTCCGAATCCGAGGCCAGGCGCGGGCACGCGGGCACGTACCAATGACGGATCGTGTAGCCGGCCGTGGGGGCCGGCAAAAAGGTGATGTTGCTCGCGATAATGCGGAAGGCCACCGGCCGGCCAGGGTTGGCCGTTGACGTGCCGATGAGGGAAGCGCGCTCGTGGAAGCTGTACGACCCGAGCCGCACGCGTGCGCCGCTGTCCTCGAGCTCCACATAGAGCGTCTCGTAATGCGTCGCCGGGAGCGCGTAACCTTCCACGCCCGTGGTCGTGATGACCTGCTCGGCGGCGTAGTACTCTTGGCCGCGCGAGCCAACGAGGCGGTCATAGAGCTCCGCGAGGCTCTGGTTGATGTATTCGTTGAGCTCTGAGTCCGTAACGAACTGATTCCCAACGAGATCGGCACGGAGCCGAACGTCCGAGCGCATGTCTCCGAGTGTCCTGCTCCGTGCCATCTCTCATCTCCTCAGTCGTTGCAGGCCATCACGAACGCCTCGAGAGCGTCCGCGAGGTCTTGCTTGTTGCCGCTCTTCACGGCGTCGAGCACGTCAGCGGCCAAGGCTTTCTTTTCCTCGGCGTATCCGCGCTCGGATTCCGGCGCTTCTTCCTCGTCTTCCATGCCGCCCTTCGGTCCGCGACCGAGAGCGATCAAAAGCGCGGGCTTCTTCATTAGACGCCCGAGTTTTTGAGAACGAGGGTGACGTGGATCGTGCCCGCGCTGACATCACCGCGCGTGCCGGCGCTAATGTCGTAGATACACACGCCGATAGTCTTCGAGGTGGCGAAGACGGCGCGCACCTGCGCGATTTTGTCGTCGGGGCCGGCGAGAACATACGTCGCTTGCGCGGCGAGACACGACGGGTATTCGTCGGACAAAACCACGTCGTAAACCTTGTCGGTGTTATTCCACGAGACCGAGGCCACCCCACGCCCACGGATGGCGCTCGACGCGATTGCGCCGGTGCCGTTGGGCGTGAAGTTGAAGGCGAGCACCACGACGCCCGGATCGGGAGCGCCGAGAAGTTGGACAAATGATCGGGCTGCCATGGTGGCCTCAGAAGGTGGAGGTGGCGAGGTAGTTGAAGCCGCGGCCGTTGAACGCCGGGGCCTTGCAACGCAGGTTCGCGTAGCTGCCGATGCGGATCTGGTACGCATCGTCATCGCTCACGCGGAGGAACTGGTTGCGGTCGTAGTCGAGGATGTGCGGAGCCGCGTTAAGGCTGAACAAGTCCCACGTGTCGAGCTGGAGCGCGAAGATCTGGCTTTGCGGCACGTTGATGTCGGAGACGCACTTCACGGGGCCCGTGTCGCCCATGAGCACGATGCTCTGAAAGCCAATGTCCGCGTCCTCGATGCTCACGGCGCGGTCGTAGACCGTGCGGCTGCCGAGGAACTTGTTCAGGGCCGCGAAGTCGCGCGGGTTCATGAAGCAGTGGTCGGGACGGCCACCCTCCGCCGCAACGTCCGAGACGAGCTGAATGATCGCCTCGTCGGGAGCCGCCGCGGTGCAGTCGAGCGAGTTGCCGGCGAGAGCCGTCTTATCGCTCGTACGGGTCACGCCGTAAATCGACGCCTGGAACTGCGCACCGGCGCTCGCGCCCGTGGTCGAGCCCGCCGCCGAGCCCGCGATCCACTGCGAAGCACCCGTGATGACGCGCGAGTTGGTGAACACGCTCGCGTCCGTCGTCGACGCGGTGCGGTCGCCCGCGCGCGCGATGTACTGGCCGGCCGAAACGCTGGTCACGCTGTTCAGCGTGATGGTGCCGGCCTTACGGTCGACGCCCGTGACGTAGTAGGGGGTCGTGTCCGTCGAGTTGACAACGCCGTCCATGAGGTAGGTCGTCGACGAAAACACGGTGACGCGCATGCCCAGGTCAAAGTTGAACGCGTCAGAGGGCGTCGAGAGCGTGATCGTGGAGCCCGAGACCGAGCCGACCTTGCCCGCCCAGGCGCAACCGTCGCGGAAGAGGTTGCGCGCGATCGAACGCATCGCGGTCATCATCGCGAGGTCGATCGTGTCCTGGAAGAGGTCGACCATCGCGCCCTCATCCATAACGGCGGCCTTCATGGCCTCGCCGCCGATGGTCGCGAGCGAATAGTCGCTCTTGCGGGTCAGCGTAAAGGACTTGTAGGTGTCCGAATAGGCGTAGTTCTGCTCGTTCGCGGTCTTCGCGGTCGCGAAGGTCGAGCCACCACCCTGCGTGGTGTTGATGGTGAGCGGAACTTCCACGCTCTTACCAACGAAATTCGTCTTTTTCGCGAGCATCGCATAGAAGGGGTTCGTCTTGCGGAGTTCGCGCGGGACCGTGTAGTCCGGATAAAGGAACTTGACGATCTTTTCGGCATTCGAGAGGTCGAGAACGGCCATGTGAGGGCTCCAAAACAGGCGAGAGGGTGAGGATTCCTCTCGCCCTGGAGCGCGCTAGCCGTTAGAGCCGCCCGGCCTTCAAGAGCTGCGCAACGTAGGCTTTCCGCGAATCGCGGTCCATGGTGCGCAGGTCTGGCGTCGTGGTGGACTTCTCACCGGCTCGCGACGCGCTCAGCGTGCGAGAGGGCTTCGGCTTGCCTGCTGCGGGGACCGTCCCGGATGCCGCGGCGGTGCTGGTGCCGCGTCGAGCTTGGCGCTCGTTGACGTGACGATACTCCTCGCTTGCGAGGTAGTCCAGCGCCTCTGCAATCTCTTGCAGGCTCGGCACCTTGCCGGTCTGCTTGTAATACTGGTCTTGGAGCGCGTACGCCTGGCTTTTCACGAGCTCCGGGTGAAGCTCGGCCCGCGCGGCGAGGTAGGGGAACTGCTCCTCAGAACGCGCCATGGCGAAGAAATCGGCCTCGGCCTTGGTGCGCGTCACCTCCATTTCGCGCGCCTGCTGCCCGCGGCGGTAGTCCTCGAGCTCCTTGCGCTGCGCCTCGAGGGCCTGGCGGAGCTCGTGGATCTGCGCGTCGGGCGTGCCCTCCATGGCCGCGCGTTCCGTCAGGTCGCGCAAGTCAACGCCGAGCTCTTTAAGGCCCGCCAGCGGGTCTTTGGCCATCGCCTCACGGGCGCGGCGGAGCTGCTCCACCTCGCGGCGCTCGAGCTCGAGGCGCATTCGGTCGCGCTCAATCTCCATGCGCTGCGCCTCGGCCTCACGTCGAAGGCGGTTCGCCTTCTCGCGTGCGCGAACAACGGCCGCGAGCTTGGGCTCTTCGTCCTCCTCGCTCTCGTCGGCCTCGGGCTCTTCCTCGGGCTCCGCGCGCAAAAGCGCCGGGGCCTCGGGTGCCGGCTCCTCATCCGGCTCCGATGCCTCGGGCTCGGCCTTGGTTGCGGGACGCTGCGCGCTGCGAAGGGCGTCCATCGCGGCTTCGCGTCGGGCCCGGCGGTCGTCGCCGTTGGTGTTGGCAAACTGCGCCGTTTGCTCTGCCGGCGCACTCGTAGTCATGGGGGTCGTGGTCTCGATGTTCATGCTTCTCCGCTAGGCTAGTGCGGGTGCCTGGCCTGCGAGCTGCGCAAGGTCAGGCGGGAGGCCCTCGGGGCCAGGAGCGGCCATCGGGGCGGGAGGCGGTGCGGCGGCGGCCTGGAGGTCTTGCGCGCTCTGGATGTACCGACGCAGGAGCTCGAGGGCCACGGGGTCGGCGTCGTTCAGGCGCGCCAGGTTGTACGCCTTCACGCCGCGCTGCATGATCAATGCAAGGTTGTCGAACGGCTCCGCGATGATCGGGATCTGGCGCACGAGGATCGCCTCAATGTTCCGGTCGATGATCTGGAGGTCCGAAAGGTCGAGGTCGGTTTCCGCTTGCAGGTCGGGCAGGTCGAGCACCTCGCGGAACTGCGGCACGGTGAGCGCCCCGAGCTGCAAGAGCTTCTCGGCCTGGTCGATGCGTGCCGCGAAGTCACGAGCGAACTGGCTCGTGGGCATCACGCGGATCTCGTATTCGTCGTCATCCATGGCCACGTCACGCCAGCGGATGGTCTGCGCGCGGCCCTTGCCCATGACGCGCACCGCGAAGGATGGCGTTTCCTCGGCGACCACGGCGCAAGCGCGGATGGCCAGGCGCGCGATCTGCACGTGCCAATCGGCAAACGCGCGGTGCATCGCAAGGAAGCCCTCGGCCTCCACGTCGTCGAGCGTCTGAAGCGCGATGCCGCTCGTCACGCCGCCGGGCTTCTGGTTCGCAACGCTCATGGCCGATGCGCCGCTCATCTCGGTCATCATGGGCCCGAGGTCGGTGAAGTAACGGTACAGGTCGGGCGATGCGGCCGGCGGCACGAACGGCTGAATCTGGCCGGGGTTCGCGCGCCACACCGTGCCGATCTCGTTCGTCATCTGCTCCGTGCTGAACTCCACACCGGGGGCCACGACGAAGTGCGCCGAGCTCATGATACGGAACGCGCGCTGGAGTCGAGCCGCGGTGAACTCAAGCTCCCGCTGAATCGGAAGCAGGAGCTTTGCAACCGGCACCGGGAAGAAGCCCACCGGGGGCGCGTAGAAGCGAAGCACGGCCACCGGGAACTCAGGCTCCGTCCACTCCTCGTCCAGGAGCGCGTGCCCTTCGATCGCGATAACGTGCCGGCCCGGCTTCTCGGGCGTGCCGAGGCTCCACGCCTCCACCACGCGCACCGCGTCGGGGTTCCACGTGTCCATGAGACGCGTCGTACCCACCTGCGACGGCATCGGCGCGGCCATGATCGCGTTCTCCGAATCGGGGAACATGTCCGCGAGCGCCCCGCGGTCGAAGTCGTCCACGTAGTAAAGCCGGCGGGGAAGGTCTCCGTTGCACTCGGCCTCGCGAAGGAAGAGGCACCACGGCTTGAGGCGCTCGAAGCACACGCGCTCGGTCTCGGGCGTCACCTTCAGGGCCGCGAATCCGCAAAGGAGGGAGTCACGCACCCCGAGGTCCGCGAGGCGGTCCATGTTCTCGGTCGCGAGCACACCCTCGAGGAAGAGCGAAAAGCCCTTGGCCTTGGCGCGCGTCGAATAGTCTCCGCCCGTGCTCACGGCCTGCGGCAGCACCTTGTTGCGGATGATCTTCGCGTGGATGGTATCGAGGACACGGCGGTATTTGTTCGGGGTAAGCACGCCCTCGTCGATGAGTCGGTACGGGCTTCCCTTGCGACCCTGCACCGGAAGCTCCACGTCATACGCTTCGATGTAGCGCGCATACGCGTCAAGGCGCGTCGCGCCCACGTCTCGGAGCTCGCGCACCGTGCTCCACACGCCGTCCAGCGCGGCCTTACCTTCCAGCGCCCACCATCTCATGCTCTGCGTAGCCATTACCATCTCCTCTTTTGCGCGCGGCGCGCGGCGTCCTCGGCTGCGCGTTCCAGGCGCGCCGCTTCTGCGTCGTACCATGCTTCGGTTCCGCGTTCATTCGGCGCGGGGCGCTTGTCAGGGATGTGCTGCGCGGTCGCGAGCATGAGAGACGGCACGAAGTCGCAGTGCCGGCCGTCTCCGCCGGTCGGGAGGTCGAGCCGTACGCCCTGCATCGTCGTGGTGCGCCGGGCCCGTAGCACGTCCTCGCGAAGCACCGGGTGCGGGTGCATCTCAAGGCGGCCCTCGAGGAGCTCGCCGCGAAAGCGGGCGGCCTGTTCCCACCTGTCACGCGTCGGCGTCATGCGTGGGTAGAGCGTAAGCCCGTGCTGCTGCGCGAGCTCTTGCAGCGGGTCCGCGCTCCACTGGTCGCACCACACCGAGGCCACGCGGTAACGCGTCGCGATGGCCGCCACCTCGCGCAGGATCTCCGTCGCCGAAAGGGGCGCGTTGCGGCTTCCTACCCACTCCCGCGCAAGGTCAATGCGTCGCTTGTCCCCGTGCCGAGACATGACGATAAGCGTCCACGCGTTGCCGCGTGTGCCCGCGTCCATGCCGGCCACGTAACTGCGGAGCGGGTCTGGCTCGAGGTCGCCCGTTTGCCGCGTCGCGGCCGCGAGCGCATCGGGCGGCACAAGCGCCGACTCGGGAGCGGCGAACTCGGCGGCGCAGTCCACGCGCCAGGCGTCCGGGTCGCTCGCGCGGAGCTCGTCCATGCGCTCCTGCGTCCAGTAGACCGGATTCATGGCCCACCCTGGAGCGCGCACCACCACGCGCTGCGCGGTTGGCTTGCGCCAGTCGCTTTGCACCTGCTCGAAGATCGGCCCGAAGGGAGCCCACGGGCTGCCGATGGAAATGAACTGCGCGCCAGGGCGCAAGCGTCCGAGGATGACGCGCCGTGTTTCGTCGAAGTTGGCCACCGCCTCGCCCTCTCCGGCCATGCGAGGGGCTTCGTCGACGATCACGCCGGCCATCCATCGTGCGATGAGGCTGGAGCCCGCTCGCTTGCCTGCCACGGTGCAGATCTCGATGGGCCGGCCGCTCGGGTGATAGAGCTTCAGCGAGTCGGCCTTGGGCTCCTCCACGAGGAGCTCGCGAAGCACGGGGCTTGCGAGAACGGTCCCCGTTAGGTGCTGGTGCGCTACCTGCGCCAGGTCGAGGTCGAGGGAGAGAATCGGCACGCGGGGAATCTCGCCGTGCCCGAGGCCCTCGAGGTCCACCGTCTGCGTCATGCGGATGGCCGCAGCGGCGCTAAGCATCGTCTTCGCTGAGCGGATGGCCGCAACGATGGTGACTTCCCGTGGCCTCACGCCCACGAGGTGCGCCGTGTCTCCCACGGCCTCGAGGAGCTCAGGCGACGATGGGTCGAGCTGCGGGCTTCCGTCCACGAGGCGCGCGAGCTGCCTCTGGAGCGGTGTCGCCGTCGTCAGCCCGAAGCCGAGGCGGTGCGTTAGCAGGCTCTCCAGGCTCCCGAGCACTTCCGCTCTCTGATGCCCCCAATAGGCCCGAAGAAGCGGCGAGGCGGAGGTGCTCGACGCGCGACCACGGGAGGAGCGTTGCGAGCTCGCCCGAGGCGTCACGAACGAGCACCCCAAATGCCGAGAGGCTCACGCGCTCCTCGGGCACCCGAATCGTTTCCTGCATCCTCGCGTCCACGTGTACCGCGGAGACCAATCGGATCGTCACTTCCACGCACCACCTCCAGGCGCAGCCTTGCGCCGATACCGTTGCCCCGTGCGTCACGCGCCACGAAGCGAAACCACGGTGCGCCGCCAATCGCGGCGGCCCACCCCAAGAGCGTGTCCTCGTCGGCCTCGGAGCACGCCACGACGATTCGGGAACTCGAGAGCATCGCACGCACCACAAGGGCGAGCTCTTCGCGGTCGACGGCACGCACGAAGCGCCCGGCCTGCTTTAAGGCCGTCGCTGCCACGTACGCCGCATCGGTCTCCCGAGCCGGGCGGATTCGGATCACTGCACGCCCGGCACTTCTAGGGGGATACCCCTTCGCCGCTTCTCCGCCGCCACCATCGCCTCGAGGTCCGCAAGCGGGATCTCGTTGAGCTGCATCTTGCTGGCCATGCGTTCCATGCGCCGCTCACGCTCGTAGCTCACGTCGCGCTTGCCGTAGGTCTTGAAGCGAACGCGCTCAAGCCACCATGCACTCGCCGCGAAGCTCTGGTCCGCGTGTCGCTTGATGTTTGACACGTGCCACGCCTCGGCCTCTGCTTCGGCCTTTTCCATCCCTGCCGCGAAGGACGCATAGGGCTCCTGGCCTTTTCGCCCAAGCTGCACCCATTGACGCAACGTGTTGTAGGCGATGCCGTTGCACTCTCCAGCGCACCGCCTCGTGTTGCCTTCACGGATGAGCGCGAGAATCTTCTCGGTTCGTTCCGGTGTGCAGAGTGTCGGTCTTCCGGCCATGCTGGGGCGCTCCCTCTGGTCTGGTGAGGTTCACTTTCTTGGTAGCGTTTTCCGCTGCTTTTCACAAGGCGAAACTTTCACGCTTGACACGCCCTGCGACTCGTGAGCTTTCTTGCTTCGCGCGCGTGCGCGCTTCTATAAGAAGCCTTCCGGGGACTCATAGCCGTCCCCGGACCCCTGCCTAGTGCGCTGGCGCGCACCAATTCTTTTTTCTTTCAGGTTGCCGGGGAGACCGAATACGCAACAGAAAGAGAAGCGCGGGCGCGCGCGAGGCTCCACCGTTCCGCATGACACGCCACGCGTTTCCGCTGCGTGCCGTTCGTCCGCATGACGCCAAGGCATGGCTGCGCGGCCTCGGCTCCGCACGCTGGACACGGCACCCTTTTTCGCACGTCACTCTTCGTCGTTGCGCTCATGTTGTCTTGCCAGGTTATTTGCACATGACGTGCGCGTATAAAGAGTGACCCGCACCGGGAAGCCCGGCACGGGTCTGGGGGGTTCCCTCAGCGTATCTGAGAGACCTGCGACGCTAGCGCGGCTCGTCGCTCTGCGCAACGCACCTCGGGCACACCACGCGGGCGAACGTCTCGCTTTCGACGATGCGCCATCCGATCGGCCACCTCGAGACACGGGCGCGCTTGTTCCACACCGTCTCCGCTACCTCGAGCCGGCCGCACTCCGAGCATCGCCATTCCGCAAAGCTGCCCATGGGTTCGCTCATTTGCTGGCCTTTTTGGCCTTTGGCTTTTGCTTGGCCTCCGTTGCCCTTTGGCGGGCATTTGGCCTCTCCAAGCCACCTACGGTGCCCGGCTCGGCGTTCGTTCGTTCTTGGGCCGGTTCTGCTTCCGCGTTTGGTATGTTGGCGCTGCGGGTCGGGAGGGCGCGTACCCTCACCACGAGCTGGCTCCACTGCGCATCGTCCTCTACGTCAATCCAGTCGACGAGGAGCGAGCGGATCTGCCGGTCGTTCTGCCAAAGCTCCGCGCCGGGGGTTTCGCCTCGGTGAAGCTGGCCGGCGTCCATGATCGTCTTCGCCAGGTTGTCGAGGTCTCCGCGTTGCGTCTCGCCCCAAAACGCCAGGTCCACACGGAAGGCTGCGCGGGCGTCCCACGGGCGTTTCGTCGCCTCGTGAAGCCCTCGCGCGTAGGCCAGGGAGGCCGCGAGCTTCTGGCAATGCACGCGGTACTCGGTGGGCATGAACGACCCGAAGCGCGTCACGCGGGGGCGTGGGCTCGGCACGTGCGGCGCGAAGATATGCACGCACAAATCCCATCCCATGCTCTCGCTCGTGTAGACCGGATACCCTCCCGGCACGTCGTGCGCGAACGATGGCACGTTGATTTCGTCGGCGGTCAGTCGTCGCTTGCTCATGGCTTCTTCCTCGTGTCTCCGTTGGCGCACGAGACACACTTGCCGCCCCGCGTTCCCATCTCGTTTTCCCATCGTCGGCTTTGGTATCCGCACCCGCAGACGATGAGCCACTGCCGATCGGCACCGCGCGGGCCGGCCACGAGGAGCTCGAGCACGGTCCAGTTGTGCCACGTGTCGCCCGGCTTGAACTTGGCCGGGCGGTTCAGGTGCATCATGGGGCCTCGGGTTGTCATACGCCCATATCCTCCTCGATGGCCTGCCAGGCCGCCACGTGCTCGGGCTTGCTGCGGTGCGCGCTGCGTTGCTCGAGGCCCACGCGCACGCTCTCGTCCCAAAGCCACCCCGTGAGCTCGCCGGCGGTCATGTCGTCGCCGAGCTCCACCAGGGCGCGCGTGAACACGTCCACGGCCTCTTCGCCCGCGGCCTTGGCGATGGCGTCGATGCGTTTGATTTGATGTTCTTCGATGCGGATCATGCGTCGTACCGTTCGTGTTGGGCGTTCCAGTTGAGAGTGAACCAGGCCGGAGAACCTTCGCGGGCCTTCTGGATGCTGAGGCGGGGTTCGCTCGCTCCCTCGCTCTCGGTGCCCGGTATCGGGCGGGTGAGAATCAGCACGTTATCCGCGTGCCGCAGGATGGCGTAGCTATCTCCAATCATGCCGCGCGTGGCGCGTGCGCCGGCTTTTTCGGCCTCGCGGTTAAGCTGCGCCAGCGCGATGACCGGGACGTTGAGCGTACGCGCAAGCGTCTTGAGCCGGAGCGCGTATTCGCCGAAGAGCTCGTGGCGCTCGCGCCTGTTGCGCGCGTCTTCGCTGGTCGGTGTCAGGATGCCGAGGTAGTCCACCACGACAAGGCCAAGGCGCTCACCCTGCTCCGCCAGGCGTGCCCCGAAGAGCTTGGCGCGCATCGCCACGTGGTCGGTGCTCTGCACGGGGCTGCACGCCCACTCGATGCGAAGGCCCTCCTCCACGAGTCGTGAGACCGAGCGCGTCAGGATCGAATACGCCTGCGCCCGCAAGGGCTCGGGCGCGAGCTCGGGCCGGTGCTCGATGCCGTACTCCTGCCGGGCCACGCGGGCGAGGTTCTGCCCTGCGCCCATCTCGAGACCGACGAACATGCACCACGCTCCCGCGTGATGGCACGCGCGGGCGTACTGGATGCCGAGCACCGTCTTACCCACGCCCGTTGCCGCCGCGAGCACCGTGAGGCTCCCAGGCGTCAGCGGGGCGTGACGGTCGACGTTTGGCCACGGGCTCGGGGTTGCCGCGCTCGTCCTCGCCTGGAGGCGCTCGAGGAGCTCCACCGCGGCCTCACGGGTCGACACAAGGCCTTCGTCCCGCTCGGCCGTGCGGATCACGAGACGCTCTGCAAGCTCTTGGCGCAACGCCTGGCCGGCCTCGCGCTTCTGCTCTGCCCTTGCTGCACCTTCGAGGCACACGCGCCGAATCTCTCGGCGCTCGGCTGCGTTCAGCAGGTCGCCCACGAGCTCCTCCGCTCGCTCGTCTGGCGCGAGACCTCCGCGGGTGAGGTAGGGCGCGGCCTGGTCGCGGATGGCGAGAAACCAATCCTTCCACGACCTGCTGTTAGGGTGCGACGCTCCGCTTGCCTGTAGCGCCTCGCAGACTCGCGCCCACGCGGTGCTTGTTCCCTCGGCCTCGAAGGCCTTGGCCACGCGCCAAAAGTCGCCGCATGGCTGCTGCGCGAAGTGTGACGGGTCCAGTCGCTCGAAGACGCCCGCCCGCGCGGCCGCGGTCGTGCTGGTGACGAAGACGCACGCCGCAAGCTCGGCCTCGAGGTCGACGAGGGAGCTCATCGGGTGCCGCCCTTCGGGATGCCTAGCCACGTGTCGCCGTCGTCCCATCCTTTGACGACGGGACGCGGCGCGGCTTGCTTGGGCGCGTTTCGGCGTGCCCAATTGCGCACGCCTGCATCGAAGCTCCCTTTCCACGGCTTCTGCGTTGAAAGGAGCCAGTCGCGGATGAATGGCCGCTCTGCTTCGATGCTGAAGCCTAGCGCCTTCGTCATGGCCTTTGTCTCGTCGCTTGGCGTCCAAGCGTCGAAGCGCGCCACGAGCTGCTGCCGCGTCTCACGCTTTGACACGCCCGCGTCGCCGCTCCCGGCGGCGTTCTCTTTTCGATCTTCTATAGAAGTCTTGTCTTGTCTTGTCTTGTCTTGGTTATCACGTGAGGTCACGTGATGTTCGGTGATATCACGTGATGTCACGCTAGGTGTGATTGCGGTTGCCTTGCGCTCCCTCCACCTGGCCGTTGCTTCGCGATGCTTCGTGAGCCCGTTGCACCGGTCTGCAAAGGTCATGAGCAAGCCAGCGTCCTGCAACGTGACGCGCTCCGCGGCCATCTCTTCCGGGAGCTCGTCGGATTCGTGGTCTACGGTCCACCGCGTGACGCGGAGCCATGCCGCGAGCACGTCCGCTCGTCCGCACCTTGCGAACGCTTCGAGCGATGCGAGCTCGCTCGTGTGTTGCTTGTACCATCCCGCCATAACCATTCCCGCGTGATGGCAAGGCTCGACAAGCGCCCATGATGGCGCTAGCCTAGGTCTTGCCTGATTGATTTTCTGCCCTCGGACGTTGGTCGCGTTCCGGGGGCTCGTTCTTTCTACGCGCCCTTTGGCTCCTCCGCAAGCATCTCGCGGCACGCTCCGTGGCGGCCGCTGAACTGCTGCACCGCCTCGGTGAGCTCGCTTGCCCGCACCGGAAGCGCCAGGTGCAACGCGCCCGTGCATCGCCCGCAGTAGAGCGTGACGGTGCGGGAGCCTGGGAGCTGGTGGACGGTTAGGTGCTCGCGGGTCATAGCTTCCTCCGTCGCGCCACGCCGAGCCACTTGCGAACCATGCGCTCGTGCCCAAAGGATGCGGCTTCGTCGTCGTTGTATGGTGCGAAGTCGATGTTGTTGCCGTCCGTCTCGCCCTTGTCGTCAAGGCGGAAGACCATCGTTTCGTGCGTACGCTTGTATCCGATGTCTTCGCGCTGCTTGGCACCGCGTGGCCAGTAGTCTCCTACGGTGGAAACGCAGTAGGGGCCGACGTGCGTGTGCCGTGCGAATCGGCAAGCCGAGCTGCCGCAGAAGTGGCCGGGGCCTTCAAAGTCTTCGCGGGTCATGGTTCCTCGTCGCTCGGCCTGCTGATGGCCCAGTTGATACCCACCTGCTTGGCGTGGAAGTCGTACCAGCCCGTCTCGACGTGCTCGACGTAGAGCGCGTCGTTCGGTGCGCGGTAGAAGCCCTCCTCGTCGGGGCCGACCTCTTCACGGCGACCGTCTTGGTAGACGGCGAAGACTTTGATCGTCATGGCGCGGCCTCCAGTGCGGCGACGAGGGCTTCGGCTTCGGTCGATGCGTCCACCGGTTTCATCGTGGACATGTTGCAAATCGCAATCATTTTTTGCTCTCCGGTGAAGCACCCGACGCGCCATGTCTCCAGCCCGTCAAATATCGGCACTGCGTAGGCGACCCACTCGTTGAAGTCTGCGTCACGCGTCCACGCCTCCCGCACCAGCGCGAGCAGGCAGCCGAGCGTTGCGGGGTCGTCAATCCTTGGCACTCGTTCATCCGCGCGGAGCGAACGAACGAACTGCCCAGGCGTCAGCACGAAGATGTGCTTCACGTTTTCTTTGTTGTCCACGGCGAACACGCGCTCACCGGAGTGCGTGATCATCCCAGGCATCCACCGCCAATGCTTGCAGGCCACCGCGCGGAGGCCGAGGTCTTCGAGGGTCATCGGTCCCCCTTCATCGCGCCCTTCAGCGCCTTGCAAAGCTCCGTGGCGGCCTCGTAGTGCAGCGTCAGCGTCGCCATGCGCTCGTCGTCCACGAGCACGAGCACGTCGAAGCAGGGGCGGTCGTAGTCGTCCATGTGCCCAGCCTCGAACGTGATTCTCACGGAGCACCCTGCGCCGTTGTGGTTGCGTGCGTCGTTGTCGATGATGCTTGGTGTCATGGTGAAGTAACCGCTCATTTCTTCATGTCCTCTGCCATCGCCCGCGCTGCGGCGCGAATCAGGTCCATCAATTTTCCGAACGAGATCTCTCCGTCGTCGTACTCGCGGAGCACCTTCCGCACGCCCTCGTAGCTGAGGCCGTACTCGCGCATTTGCTCGGCCTCCTGGCGAATCATCTGCGAGAAGTTCTGCGCAGCGAACGTCTTCAGGCGCTCGCACTCGGACTCCAGCCGCGAGCACTCCTCGTGCATGACGCGGCCTAGGTCTTGGTAGTCCGCAAGCGCCTGGTCGCGCTCTTCTTCAAGCTCCCGCACGCGGGCGATGAGCGCGAGCACGTCGGTGCGGGCGTCGCTGTTTGCAAGTCGGTTTTCGGGCCAGCGTCCTTCGATTGCGTCGAGGTTCATGGCTCCTCCGGGATCGGCAGGGCGCGCATCCGACACCACGACTCGCGCATAGCCTCCACTCCGCGTCGGTAGGCGTCCACGTACGCCTCCCGCGTTGCGCGAAGCTCCGCGCCCTGGTCGGCCACGCGAACGAGAAGCTCGTCGCGTTCGTCGGTGAGCCGCGCCACCTCGGCGCGCGCTTCGTCGCGCTCGCGCGTGGCCACCTCCAAGAGTGCTTCCAATTCTTCTACGGTTCGCATGGTTCTCTCCTCCGCGCCTTGAGGGCGCGCGCTGCAAACTCGGCTTGCGCATCACGGAGCGCGCAGCCGCACGAGACCGAATCACGCGCGCGGAGCTGCCACCCGAAGCGCAGCACGTTGCGGGCTCCGCAGTCGCACTCGCACACCCAACGGCGGAGGCCGTCAAATTGCTTCTCCGAGCGGTCGACCACGACCAGGCGACCGAATCGCTGGCCCCATAGGTCGTACGTGCGCTTGCATCCGCACGAGCGGGTTGCGCCCGAGCGAAGGTGATTCGCGCGCACCGTGACGCGTTGACCGCACTCGCACACGCACTCCCAATAACGATTCTTCTTACGATCGCTCGGTGGCGTTGGGCGACGCTCGCACGCCGTCAAAAGCCCGAAGCGTTGGCCGGTCAGGTCAAGCACGAGCACGGCGGGCCTTTTGGCGAAGGAGCTCCTCAACGGTCACGCCGAGCACCTTTGCGATGCGCTGCGCCGTATCGGCGCGGCCCATGCCGGGACGGCGCAACCATAGGTAGAGGCCGGTGCGGCTGATGCCGGCCGCTGCGGCGATCTCCGTCATCGTCATCGTGCTTTGGTTAATTGCCTTCATGGTGTCAACGTACGTTAACGGATGCAAACACGCAAGGGGCGACCGAAGCCGCCCCGAGCGTTGCAGGTCAGAAGAGGTCGTCGGCGTCGTCGAGGCTGCCCTCGCCCTGGCTCCGCTTGCGCTCGGCCCACGCCTTCGCCTTGGCCATGTCGCGGCGGTCCCACTCGGCGTGTTCCGCCTTGCCGTTGTTGTCCTTCCACGCGGCGCTGCGCTCGAGCTCGCCCGCGAGGAACTCGAGGAAGCGAACGCTGCACTGGCTCATTCGCTGGCCGGCCGGCGAGGGGCCGTCCCACTTCTTCGGCACGTAGCGGATCTCCGGGTCGCCCCACTTGGGATCGTCAATGTTCACGGTCATGGGCTTCGCGCCCTTGCGCGCGCTGCCGCCCTTGCCAAAAACGGCCGCCTCGAGGGCTGCGAGTCTGTCTTCGATGCTCATCCTTTGCTCCTATCTCTCTTGATTCCCAGTGCTTTCATGCGTGCGCGTCTAGCCCGCAGGGCCTCGCGCGCCTTGGTCGTGGCGTCTCGGTAGTCCTTCGCCGGTTTCGTGTACGCGCCAGGGCAGTCGATGCGCGCAAGCGCACTGCGTCGAGCCGAGTCGATGCACTGCATCCTGCCGCCGGTTTCTTCCGCGGCCTCGGTCGGCGTCGTGTCCGTGAGTACGCAGTAGATCCCGGTCCGCTGGTTCGGCGTCAGGTTGCCCCAGGCCTCGCGGAGCCGGTGCCATGCTATGAAGCCCTCGTGCCGGATGGCCTGCGCGGGAACGCTCATCGCTTCCTCGAGGTCGAACGTGTAGTCACCACCAGCGAGCTTGTGCGAGCCGATGCGACCGAACCATGTCCGGATCACACTGATCGCCTCGTAGCGGATACGGAAACGCAGGAACTCATCGGGTCCGACTTCGGCGGCCTTGGTCAAAAGCTCCTGCACGACGTCTTCCTCCCATTCGCGGAAGTGCTGGCGCGTGACGCGCCGGGCCACCTGGCGCGAGATCCGCTCCACGTCAGCCCATGCGCCACTCAGTTTCACGCCTTCACCTCTTGCGTGGTCGTGTAGGTCGAGACCTTGCGGCACGCCTCGATCTCCTCGTCGCTTGCTCCGTGGCCACGTGCGATGGCCTCGAGCTGCTTCGCGTCGACGCTGCTCCGCGAGCGCGTGGCCATCACAAGGCGCTTGCCACCGGGGAGCGGTAGCCCGCCTTCCTGCTCTGCGAGGGCCTTGCAGGCGTCCTCGATGGCCTCGAGGCGCTTCTTGGCCTGGCGGAGCTCGGCCCATATCTCGCCCGCTCGCGCGGTGGTGATGGGGCCGGGGCCGCTCGGTGCCACAAGCGCGCTCATGGCCGCGAGCTGCGCGGGGCACGAGCCAGCGGCGGGGCAGTAGCGGCACTCCGGTCCACGCTGAAGCTCGATGCGCCCCTCGTTGGCGTCGTTCAACGCGTCGCCGAGGAGCTCGGTGTGCGCGAGGAGGTCCGCGCGGGTCCAGTACCCGATGCGCACGTCTACGCCGCCCTCGTTGCTCTGCACGATGGCCACGTGAAGCCCTTCGTGTTCGGCCATGGCGGGCGTCGTCAGGAACGCCGCGCCGAGGGTGCGGAGCTGCGCCGAGTCGGCCTGCACGGGCTCCATGCCGAACTTCCAGTCCACGAGGAGCGGGACGACCTGGCCGCGGTCGTGCGGTTCGATCCACACGAGCGCGTCAGCGGTGCCGGCCACTTCGTGCCACTTAAGCGGCCCGTATTCGCGCGGGGCGGCCAACGTGACGCGGCGGCCCGTGCGGGTCTCGGTGTCGAGGATGAACGCGGCCTCATGCTCAAGGTGCGTGACATCTCCGTAGCTCGAGAGGATCGTCGATTCGAGCTCGTTCCAGGCCGCGAGCGCGAGCGGTTCGCCGCGCATCTCGTCGCTGGCGGTGGCGTCGCCCCGCATGGTCTCCATGACGGCGTGCAAGCGCGTGCCCTCGGAAGCCGCGGCGCTGTTCTCACGGAGCCACGGAAGGCGCACGTGACCGGAGCACTGGAGGAGGCGGCCCGCGCCGCTGGCGGTGACGCGGTTCACGGTGCCTCCGCTGCGGCCTTGAGGAACTGGCCGCGGGCGTTAAGGGCCGCGGTCGCCGCTGCGCCCAAGCGAGCCGCGTCCGCGCGCCACGTGCGGAGCTCGTCCACGTCGTTACACGCTTTGACCTTGCCAATGAACGCCGCGAGCTCGTCAGCCTGCGGGGCGCTCGGCTTCGCGCTGGCCGCGTTGCCGTCGTCGTCCTCGTCGGCCGCCACGCCCACCATCGCCTGGAGCGTGTAGCGGCGCGCGTAGGTCATGGCGGACCCGAGGCCCTGCGGGTCGTTCTTCGTCGGGCTTACGGGGTAGTACCCCACGATCTCCTCGTCGTGCCAGTGCAGGCGCGTCACGAGAAGCACGCGGCCGTCATCCTCCACGCGCGTGGTCTGCGTGACGGCGATGCCGTGCTTGGCGAGCACGGGGCGCACGGTCTTAAGCACGGTCGCCAAGTCGGCGTAGCGGCTCTTAAAGTGAGGGTTGACGCTATCCTTTGCCGGGTCGGTGAGCTCGGCTTGAGCAGCGGCGAGCGCGTCCGCGATGGTGCGCGGGCGCTCTTCGTTGGTCGTCGTCTTCGTGGTGGCCATTGTCCTTCTCCTGCGAACGCCTTGTGGCGCTGCCTGCTACGCCCGAGGGCCTCGAGCGCAGTGGCAACGTCAGAGGGCGGCCCACACGAGCACCATCGCGGCCATACACGCGAAGGCGACGAGGATGCCGAGGAGCTGCACGAACACTTCGCCGCGGGTCACGACCACACCTCACGGCCGAAGGTCTCCGCGTCGTCGAAGTCCGGGAGCTCGTCATCGGTCTCGGCGAAGTGTACTTCCACTTCCCAGCCGAGCGCGCGGAGCTCTTCCGCGTGTTGTGCGTCCTGTTCGTCGAGCTTGTACATGATGGTCTCCTGCGCGTTTTGGGAATCGCGTTTCCCTGTCTTCGGAAACCATACGCACGCCCGTGCATCGTGTCAACGTACGTTAACACTTTAGGAGACGTTTTTTTGTTTGCTCAGGTGATTCGCTCACGGGAGCGGGCGACGAACCACGAGACGCGCGAGCCACACGAGCACGCGGAGCCACCACGGGCGCGGCGGCGTCACGAGCGGTTCGCCGATGCGCGGGAGCGCCACGGGTGCCAGCGGCGGGGCCGGTGACGGCGCGGGCTCGCCGGGCTGCGCAGGGGCCTCGACACGGGGCGTTTGCGGCTCCGGTGCGGGCACGGTGGCTGCGAGGCTCACGAGGGGCTCTACGGGGCGCGTAGGAGCGGGAACGGGGTCGGGTGGCAACGTGCGGGCATACTCGCGCGCCAGGCTCGCCACGCTCTTCGCGTAGCCGTCCGGGTCGGCGGTGAAATAGCGGAGCTCGTAGCACCGGCGCACGTATGCCTCTGCGCTGCGGGTCGTCATGGCGAGCTCCACGGCGGAGCGGTAGCGCCCGAGGAGAAACGCTACGTGATGTTCCACGGCGGCCTCGAGGGTCTCGAAGGCCACGAAGCGGTTGACCGGGTGCTTTCCGCGGAAGCGCAGCGTCCACACGTCGCCGTCACGCGTGACGATCTCGACGGTCGCATCCGGTGGCACCTCGGCCAAATACTTCTGCGCCGTCGCGATCGGGAGGCGCTCCGTGGTCGTGAAGTGTTGCCAGCAGCCGGGCCAATTCTTCGCGCATTTGATGCCGCCCAGGTTGTAGTTCATGGCCGACTTAAACCGGCCCGTCTCCAAGGCCATCTGCCCGAGAAGGATGGTCGTCGCTTCACGCGGTGGCATTGCGCCGAGCTGGTGCGAGAGCTCCAGGCGGAGGGTGAGGTAGAGCGCGGCGGGGTCCACCGGCGTCGCCCTAGCAGGGAGCTCGCGCGCGGTCACTTCTTCGGCCCGCGAGCGTGGTCGCGTGCAACGCGAATCACGGCGTAACGGTCGAGAAGACGGCGGCCTTTTGCCGCGAGCGCACGCACCGCGGAGAGCGTCGTCGGCGCGTTCTCGCCCCACGCACGAGCGGCCAACGCATAGCGCGTGGGCTCGCCGTTGGGCTTCGTCAGCGGCGGCACGTCGTCGCGCCCGTAGAAGCGCGCGAGGAAGCTCCCTTTGCGGCGCATCTTTTCCGGCGTATCGGCGGGGCCTTTGACGCCTGGCTTGAGGTTCGCGCCCTCCTCGCGACGAAACTTCGCGCGGCCAGCGGCCGTGAGCCCGCCCTTCGGGTTCTCGTACTTGCTCATTTGCCGCGTGCGGCCTCGAGGGCGATCGCGATGATCTGCTTGATGGGGCGCTTCTTGCCTCCTGCGCCCTTCGCCTTGCCCTTCTTCTTGTTGTCGGCCTGGAGCTCTTTGATGTTCTTCCCGATGTCTTTACCCAGCGGCATGTTCGATCTCCTGTTTCGTCGTGACGAGGATGGGCCATTCCTCCGCGTAAGCGTCGCATAGGTCGATGAGCTGCTCGCGCAAGGCCACGTTGACGCGGGCGCGCGCCACGAGCTCGGCTCGCACGTCGGGGCGCGTGTCGAGCATCGTCACGAGGGCCACGAGGGAGGCGCTCACGGGCTGCTCGTGGGCCTCGTCGGTAATCCACTGCCAAAGCACGAGCGCCAACCGCACCGCGGCTTCGACAAGTTTGAGCGTGTCGGTCATGGGTAAAGCCCGCTCGTTTCGGCGGCGCACTTGCCGGATTTAAGCGCGCGCTTCGTGCTCAGGGCTTGCGACGCGCACACGAGGAGGAGCTCAGGATCACTCGTTGCCAAGCCAGCGGAAGCGCAGGCTGCGTCAAGCGCCGTCGCTGCGTGGTAGGCCACCTTGCACTCGTGAGCACACCCGCCGCATAGCAAGCCCACGCAAGCCACGGCGACCAATCCAAAATTGCGTCCATTCACTTTTCACCCCCACTTGCGAGCTCTCCGAGAGCTCGAACCATCTTAACCGGGTCGAGACCAATCGAGCGCACGAGGCGCGTGAACGCCGCGAGGCGCGGGCGCTCTTCGCACCGTCGCACCCACTCTTCCGGGGTCCGCGTGCGCAGCACGACGTTGAGGACGCCCGATACAATCGGCCACCACACCACCGCGTGAGTTGCCAGCGCCTCGAGCGTCACGGGTGTCCCGCTCCGTTGCTGCGCTTGTCTGCGGCGTCGAGCGCGCGCATGACGGCGATCGCGGTGTCGTGGCGCTGCACTTCGCCACGAAGCACCGCAATATCCTTGCGCGTTTCTTCGACCACTTTGACCACGCCCGCAAGCTGCTCGCTCATGCGAGAAGCCCACCACACCGCCCCCGCCAAATGGACGAGGACGGTGATGGCAAGAGACGCGATCGCGATAATCACGGCGCGGCCTCGGGCGCTGGCACCACGGCGGGGGCCTGCGCTGCGGGCTCGATGCCGAGCACGCCGGCGAGAACGGTCAGGCTCTCGTGCAGAGCCACAACCTGGTGCATTTCGAGACCGCCGCGCTGCGTGGCGAACGCCGCGAGGTTGGCCAGGTTTTGGAACGCGGTCTTGGGGTCCATGGCGGTCACCCTACCACGGGCGCGGGCTCGTCTGCCATCGGCGGCACGCTCATATCGGGGAGCGGCGGCGCGATGATGGCGGGCGCGTCGGGCACGATCTCGACGATCGTGGGCGGCGGAGCCCACGGAAGCGGAGGCGAGACGACGGGCGGGTGCGCCTGCGCCTCGACGCCTTCGACGGCGTAGCCTTCGACGGTTGCCTTTTCCGAGCCTAGGCCCGTGAAGACCCACCCGAGCACCTGCTCCTCAGTTAATTGGTTGTATGGTGTGAACGGCGTCCCAGCTTGCCACGCTACGCCAATCGAGCCGGGGATGGCGGTCGTGAACGTGCCATCGGTCGCAGTGCAGCACCACGACACCTGAAACACTACGTCCGTTTCGCCTTCCTTCTGCGGATATGCGGTCATTCCGGTGACCGCCCAGGTGATCGTGATCATGCGAGGAGAACCTTCTTCCATCCGCCGTTGTAGACGTAAAAGTTATTGTTGGTCGTGTCGTAGTACATGGGCACGCGACCGGAAACGGCGGTGGGCGTTCCGCTCGGCGCGCCTGCTGCGCCTGGGATGTAGAAAAAGCCGTTCGTCATGCCGGTTGTGCCAGGCGTGGCGTAGACGTTTCCGGAGCTGTCGATGCGGGCGCGTTCCGTGCCTCCAGTCAAGAACTGAACCGTGTTGCCCTGCACGCCGATGTCTGCCTCCGCACTTGCGTCGGTGATCGATGTGATCTTCATGCCAGTGGTGCCACTGGTCATAATGATGTTTCGGTTCGTCGCGTCCTTGACGTGGAGTTTCGCTGCTGGACCCGCCGTGCCGATGCCGACGAAACCGCCGCCCTCGTTCATCAGCGTGTTGTTGCCGAGTCGGTTGATCGCGAGCGGCTTGTTGTAGCTCTGAAGATCCGCGCGCGTTGCGTCAGCGTTCAGAGCGAGGGTCGTGGTTCCTACCGTGATCGCGAGCTTGCCGTAGGTGCTCGGCGACGTTTCACCAATGCCGAAATTGCCTGTCGAATCAAACGCGGCTACAAACGATCCAGCCGTCGCGAACCGCATTTGGTTCGCCGCCGGGAAGTACATGCCGGTGTCGGTGTCGCTGCCCGTGAACGCCGGTGCGGTTGCCGACGTGCCGGTGGCGCGGATGGCGCCCGCGCCGGTCACGTTGGAGCCGCTTACGGTCAGCGGAGAGTCATCAAGCGTCGTCCCCGAACTCCACACCGGGATCGTGCCGGTGGTGCCGGAGCCCGCTACGTCTGCGCCTGCCTGCTCGTACTGAGGTGCGCCCATCTCACACCCCCAAGATCTTCACGACGGGCGTTCCCGACGCAGAGAAGAGCCACACGTTATCGAGGCGGTTCACGTCGAGACGCAGCGCCGCGCCAGGAGCGAGCGGGAGCGCCACGGTGGCCGTGTGCGAGGAGCTCGCGCCCACGTAGACCGTAATCGCGGTGTCGGTGTTCACGAGCACCGCGCCTTGCGTGTAGAAGCGTCCGGGGTTTACGGGCCCGGTGTTCAGCACGCGCGAGGCCGTTGCGCTCGGGCTTTGCGCCGTGAGCGTCGGGCTTACCGCGGTGCCCACGGGCTGCGAGCATTCGACCTGCCGGGGCGTGGTCGAGAGCGTCACGGCATACTGCGTGATTTCGGCGTTTGCGCCGGTGCCAATTCGTTGCGTCATGGAAGGGCCCTACGTGCCGCGAGAGACTCGGAAGACGTGCGGAGGTCGGCGGCAAACGAACCACGCACGCGGCCCGGTGTACCGCTTGCGCCACGAGGGGCGGGCGTTTGCACCGGCGAGAAAGCTGCTTGGAGCGCGCGAATGGATGCGGGCTGCAAGGTGGGATCGGTGGGCGCTCCGAAGAGTGTTCCGAGAAGGACGCGTTGAGTGTAGCTCACCTCGGCGCGGGAGTCGTGCAGGGCCTCGAGCACCTTTGCGCTCATGGACGAGTAGAGCGCCGGATAGAGCGCCCGCAGCGTCTCCACCTGCTCACGGCGGATGGTGCCGCGTGCCAGGTCGTCGAGCACGGAAAGCGGCTTCGCGGCCGTCGTCACGTAGGCGTTCCAGCGCGCGATCTCCGCGTCGGAGAGCTGGCGTTGCACGAGCTGCGGTTGCAGCGTGTTGCTCTGGAAGACGGGCGGGGCCTTTGCGGCGAGGTAAGCCACGGTGCGGCCCATGGCCGTTGCCACGTTCTGCGAAAGGCGCGCATCCGTCGACGAGTGAAGCGGCGTCGTGCCCTGGTAAGCGAACGCCTCGACGGCTTGCGGCGTGCCGGCAATTCTCGTGATGATCGCGATTTGGCGAAGGGCCTCTTCGGCACGCTTCGCACGCGTCTCCTTCGGGGCCGTGGTCGCGAGCTCCTTCGCGACGGCTTCCTTGGGCGCGATTTGCGGCGCGGGCTTGTCGACCTGTTGCGCACCGCGTGCCGTGGCCTTCGCGGCCTCGGCGATGAATTTGCCCGGCTTCTCACCGCCGCGCACGAACGCCTTGGCCGCCTCGGATACCTTGCGGTCTGCGTCGCCCACGAGGGCCGAGAGCGTGCGCTCGATGGTCGCGCGGCGCTCAAGGTCGAACATGGTCGTCAGCACGCGACCAACGCCGCCGAGGTTCTCGGCCGCGGCGCGAGAAAGCGCGCTTTGCGCGTCCTCGGCGATGAGCTTTGCCGCCTCGACACGCGCCGACGCTTTGCGCGCCAGGTCAATGTCGCGTTTCATGACTTGCAGCGCGCCGATGCTCTCTTGAATGCGTTGCGCCTGGCGGGGCGATGGCCTGAAGAGGCGGAGCGCGGTCTGCTGAAGGTCGAGTTGCGTTTGCGCCCACTCGGCGAGGGTCTGCGCGTTGAACTCTTGCTCCGCGCTGCCGATTCCGCGGATGAACGGGAGCACCTTCGACGGGTCCACCACCTTCTCGAGCTGGAACGGGTCCACCTCGGTCGGGTTCATGCCCTCGCGAAGGAGGCGGCCTTGAATGTCTTTCAGGCGAGGGATCGCCTTGGTCCACGCCTGGTTAACCGCGGCTTGCGTCGCGGCCATTTCCTCGCCGAAAAGCTGCGCGTCCGCGAGCGCGTTGCGCAAGCTGCTTGCGCCGTTTGACTGGCGAAAGAACTTGAACGCCGCCGCCTCGTCGGTCGTTGCCGCGCTCGATGGGCCACGCGCGAGGATGCGATCGAACTCCCGCTTTGCGAGGTCCGCCGCGCGATGCATCTTCGCGAGGTTCTCGGCCGTGTCGTCCGTAAGGGAGCCGATTTCCGCGGCCGCCTTGCGCATGTTATCGACCTGCTTGCCGAACGTGCGTTGCAGGCCGGGCAGGTTGCCCGTCTGCTGCTCAATCTCGGCGGCCGTCTCCTCGAGGCGCTCCACGAGGCCACGGCGTGCGAGGCGCGCATAGCTCGCGGCCTCTTCCTCCGGGAGCGCCTTTGCGAGGCGCTGCATGGTCGCATCTTTCTCCGCGCCCGTCACGGCGCGATAGGCTGCCTCGTAGCCGCGCACGGCCTTGGCCATGTAACCTTCGCGGAAGTCGCCGAAGCTGCGGGCGATCTTCTCCATCTCGTCGCTCGCGTCGGCGAGGTCACGGCGGGCGCGTGCAGAAATCTCCGTGTCCGTAGACTTGAAACGAGCCATCTCGCGATCCACGAGCTCTTTTTGAGCGGTCGCGAATTCGAGGTTATCGCGTCGGGCCTGCTCAAGGTCCGCGCGCTGCTTACGCACGAGCTCCGCCTCCGCTGAGTCGAGGCCGCCCATTTCCTCCTCACGGAGGGCCGTCTCGTTGATGGCCTCGAGCTCCGCGCGGTCGAGGATGGCCGCGCGCTCTTCG